TTACAATCTTAAAAGTTGAGAATCATCCTCCAGCAAGTACGAAGAAATCACCGGCTCCTGCCTGTCTGTCAACCATTGCCCTATGGCGTTGAGTGTGGCGGCAATAAAGTCGATTTTATCAGCGCTTGCGCCCTTGCTTGGTAGGTGGTTTTGGTTTCTATCGTACTGCATTACAATGTTTGACATCATCCACCGCGCTACCGGGTTTCCGTCGTGCAAAACAACCTCTACTTTATTCCCTTCCGCCGCCATTTTTTCCGCATATTCTGGATTTGCACCCCATACCGTTCTTTCAAAGTGTTGCGCGGGCGGCCCTAATTCGCCCCATGACTGCTGGTAAATCTCCATGGTTATGCCCGCTTCAATCAATCGGGGTGTTAACCATGCCGAATATTTACTATCATAAGCAATTGCGCGAAGGCGAAGCGGGGTAACAACCTTCATTATATCTTCAAAAATCACATTATAGTCCGTTACGTTCCCGCTTGTGGCTTTCAAGTACCCTTCATCGGCCCATTGTGATAAGTACGGCCTGTTTTTTTTAGTTGTTTCGAGCGCCGCTTCAGGTATCCAAAAGTAGGGAATAATCACATATTTTTGACCATCTCTGGCAGGTGGGAAGTAAAGTACAAAAGAATTAAAATCCTTTGTGTTCGCTAAGTCAAGCCCGCCCCAGCATTCGCGCAATTTCAAATCTTCCCAGTCTATCGCCCCGGCGCATTGCATCCATTCCGCATCCGTTACCCATCCATCCTGTGAAGCAAATTCCTCGTTTAGGTTTTTAACCCGAAAATCCACTTCTTTTGTTATGCCCTGGGTGCCGATCTTATTATACTCAGTCATCAGGGTGTCAACCGACAAACAATAGCCAATTCCTGGATTTACTTTTTCCCAAACTTTCGTATCCTCCCAGGCGTCCCCTTCGTCCATCTCGAAAATAAAAGGGAGTAGTTCGTCATTTTCAACTATGCCCGAAAGCATATTTTTACATCCTCTCAAAAATTGGCTGTTTGGGCCGTTAGGTAGGTAACCCCCGGTTGTAATGATCCACGTCAAAGGGTCGGGTGTTTTTACCATGCCCGATTCCATTTTGTTCATCAAGTCATCGTTCGGCCATTCGTGGTATTCATCGCAGATAATATACGAGGGGTTCAAACCGTCTTTACCTTTTGAATCCTGCCCGATATACCCAACCCATGACAACCCCTTTTTTAGCGAAATCCGGGACGAGGTTTTTCCCTCTGGAATATCCAAGATGCTGGAAAGTTCGGGGTAGTCTATTACCATGCTTCGCAGCATTTCCCTTTGCCTGTCCCATCCGATTTTGGCCTGGTCTTTATTCATAGCCAGCCAGTAAACTTCCGCGTCTCCCTCTTCAAACAAAAAGCCAATCGTCGCCACATTTACAAGGTTCGCCGTTTTGGCGTTGCCCCTGGGTACCTTGCAGTATATTTTTCTAAACCTTCTGCCCCCGCCCTTTCGCCTCCACCCGTAAGCCAAATAAACCAGCGCCGCAAACCAGGGCATAATCTCAAAAGGTTGTCCGGTCTTTACCCCTTTCGAGTAGCGGAACATTGAAAAAATCCGCAAAATATTTTCTGCCTCCTCTTCGTCAAAATAGAATTTCCAATCTTTTTCGAGGTCTGCAAAATGCCTATCTATGGCTAATTTTATCCAATTACAGGATAGGATTTCGCCGGAGCGAACGCCGTTAATGTAGGCTTTTGCGGATTCGGTCATATTGCCTTTTTACTTCCGCCCTTTACAAAATCCAAAATCGATGCCTGTTTTTTGCGTTCGTCTTTCGGGGTAACTTTAATACCCATCCGGGCGCGGGGATTAAACCCGAACCTGTCTGAAATACTGGAAACGATTTTCCAAGCGTCGTTCATTGCAACCGTCGGGGTTTTGAAAATCCGTTTTTCTTTTTCGGTTTCGGATGGCGGATTCATCACCTCAACCAACGCCGCTTTGTACACAAACCAGGCGCAAACATACATTTCGATCAAATCCATGTCGGCAATGTCGTATGTACCAATGCGTACAATATGCCCCCTGACCTCCAGCCACTTTTCCCGGTGCTTTTTGTCAAAGTATTCGGGAGGTTTGGCGGGTATTTCGGTAGGTTCTATGTGGTTTTCCATACGGTTTTTGTGCCTCGACGGTTCGATGGTCAGGGAGACGCGGAAGTTTACTGGTTGGCGATGAATAAGGATCAGGCCAAAATAGGTTGGGACAGACAAAGGGAAATGTTGAGAAGCATGGTTGACGATTTCCCGGAACTCGCTTCAATACTTGACATCCCAGAGGGCAAAACATCGTCCCGCATTTCACTAAAAAAAGGCTTGTCGTGGGTTGGGTATATCGGGCAAGATTCAAAAGGCAAGGACGGACTAAACCCCTCTTACATTATCTGCGATGAATACCATGAATGGCCGAACGATGACCTGATGAATAAAATGGAATCGGGTATGGTAAAAACACCCGACCCGCTGACGTGGATCATCACAACCGGGGGCTACCTACCCAACGGCCCAAACAGCCAATTTTTGAGAGGATGTAAAAATATGCTTTCGGGCATAGTTGAAAATGATGAACTTCTCCCGTTTATTTATGAAATGGATGAGGGGGACAGTTGGGAGGATACGGAGGTTTGGAAAAAAGTTAATCCAGGGATTGGCTATTGTTTGTCGGTTGACACCCTGATGACTGAGTACAATAAGATCGGAACCCAGGGCATAACGAAAGAGGTAGATTTCCGGGTTAAAAATCTGAACGAAGAATTTGCCTCGCAGGATGGATGGGTAACAGATGCGGAATGGATGCAATGCGCAGGAGCGATAGACTGGGAGGATTTAAAATTGCGGCAATGCTGGGGCGGGCTTGACTTAGCGAATACAAAGGATTTTAACTCTTTTGTGCTTTATTTTCCACCTGCCAAAGAGGGCCAAAAATATGTCATTATTCCCTATTTTTGGATACCCGAAGCGGCGCTAGAAACAACCAAAAAAAACAGGCCATACTTATCCCAGTGGGCGGATGAAGGATATTTAAAAGCCACAAGCGGGAATGTTACGGATTACAATGTTATATTTGAGGACATAATGAAGGTTGTTACCCCGCTTCGCCTTCGCGCAATTGCTTATGATAGTAAATATTCGGCATGGTTAACACCCCGATTGATTGAAGCGGGCATAACTATGGAGATTTACCAACAATCCTGGGGCGAATTAGGCCCGCCCGCGCAACACTTTGAAAGGACGGTATGGGGCGCAAACCCTGAATATGCGGAAAAGATGGCGGCGGAAGGAAATAAGGTAGAGGTTGTTTTGCACGACGGAAACCCGGTAGCGCGGTGGATGATGTCAAACATAGTAATGCAGTACGATAGAAACCAAAACCACCTACCAAGCAAGGGCGCAAGCGCTGATAAAATCGACTTTATTGCCGCCACACTCAACGCCATAGGGCAATGGTTGACAGACAGACAGGAGCCGGTAGTTTCATCGTATTTGCTGGAAGATGATTCTGAACTTTTAAGATTGTAAAAAATGGAAACGATAATTTGCGACACTTGTAAGCAGGAAAAGGCAAAAAAAAAGTTTAGAATACTTGGGAAACAGGGCGGCACCACGCTTTGCAGGGCTTGTGACGCTAAGGAGTACCGCCAAAAGCCTGAAGCGAAAGAAAGGGCCCGTGCTTATCAAAAGGAACGCCGTAAAACAACAGAGGCTGCGCAGGCGCGACGGGCGTACATGAAGGATTACATTCAAAGGCCAGAAGTGAAAGAAAAGTTGAGTGAATATCGCAGACGCCACAATGAAAAGCCGGGCGTGAAAGAAAAGCAAAGAGAATATCAAAGAGAACATACTAAACGGCCTGATTTTAAGGAAAAACGGAAAAAGTACAACCAAAAACCGAACGCAATAGAAGCGCGAAGGGTTTGGGCGCAATCAGAAAAAGGAATTGAATACAGGAAAAGATACTACCAAAAACCAGAGATAAAGGAGTATCATAAAGCATACAAGCAAAAGCCAGAGGTGAAGGAGAAGGAGAAGATATACAAGCAAAAGCCAGAGGTGAAGGAAATGAGGAGAATAAGCAGCATGGGTATAGAGAGGAAGAAATACAACAAGGAGTATCAGAAGGGTTATGCGCGAAAGCCGGAGATAAAAGAAAAAAACCGGAAGCGCAACAGGTACGACACTATCGCCGCCCGCGATCCGTACATAAAGGCGCTAATTCGGGAAAAAACACAAGGTGTTTTACCGACCAAAGATATTCCACAGGAATTGATCGAATTACAAAGGCAATCACTAATGCTTAAACGCGAAATCGCGCAAAAACAACAACAAAATGAGCAACGCAATTCAACCAACATTTAACCTCCAGACAGATGCCGACCTTTCCAAGTTTCTACTCGGAGCTATACGCGACGTTCGTAAAAACGAATTAGATGTAGACAGGGCGACGGTTATCAGTCAACTTGCAGACAAGTACACTAAAAACGAAATGATGCGCTGCGTAAAAGCAAAACTACTCGATCAAGTCGATTCTCTTGATTTGACGGCAGAGATAAACAAACAACTTATGCAAAAAACGTAGAAGATGCCAATACGACCATCTAAATTTTTCCCCGAATCCGCCCTTGCCCATCAACTACTCGACGGCCTTGTTGGTGTAGAAGTCGGCGGTGGGGCCACAATTCGTTTGGCCTGGACACGATCAACGTCGACCGGATAAGCCACACAGACCTTGCATTCGAGCCCTACGCGCTGGAACAGGTAAGGCTTTGCGGCGAAGTAATGCCCGTGGATGTTGTTGCGCCTGGCAATCAATTGCCATTTCCCGACAAGTCTTATGATTTTGTTATCAGCAGCCATGTGATTGAGCATTTTTACGATCCAATTTCGGCGATCAAAGAATGGATGCGGGTAGCGACAAAGTATATTTTCATTATTGCGCCGTTGCGGGATGCGCTGGAATCAGACCGGGACAAACCAATTACCCCGCTGCAAGAATTGATCGACCGCCATGAAGGCACCACACCAGCGCCCGAAGTTGAAACAGACGAACACCACACCCGATGGGAGCCGCAGGGGTTTGCAAATATGCTGATGTGGATTTATACGCGGGAGTGGGGGGCCAATTGGGAGACGTGCGCGGTGGAGGTACCCGACAAAAAAGTTCAAAACGGAATGTGTTTCGTATTAAAATACATTGGAGCATGAAACCAGCCGTCTTAATGATGTTCCGCGACGAAGCGGATATTTTGGGTAAATGCCTGGAGCATTGGTATGCGCTTGGTGTGCGGCACTTTTATCTGTGCGACAATGGAAGCGTTGATGACAGCGTGGAGATCGCTGAAGATTTCCGAAACGAAAAAAATAGCGATTGGCACTTGTCGTGTTTGGTTAATATCACGCGAGACACCGCCACCGACTGGCCCGGCCGCCGCGTCATCAACGACCTGAAAAACCGCGCCCTTTCCGACGGCTGCGACTGGATTTTTCCGGCGGATGCGGATGAGTTTTTGGTGTTGCCAAAGGGCGAAGATTTGTCGGGATGGCTTCGCGGTCTTGAGCGCCGCGCAAAGCCAGACTGGAAGGGCTGGATTGAAATATCATATTTAAACGTGCTGCCGGACGGAGCCGAGGCCTGGCAGGAGCCGCAAAGGAAGTGTTTTGGAAAACTCACGCCCGAAATGACTATCAGCATGGGAAACCACATAATTGAGGGTGTCGCCGAATCTGCAACATTGGTTAAGTCTAAGACACTGGCCCATTACCGCCACTATTCCCTTCGATCATACCCGCAATTCAAACGCAAAATGGAAAATTACATGGTTGCCTTTTCTCAAAACGGTTTTCCCGATCACCACCACGCGGAAAGTTTCAAAATCTGGCAAGTAGAGGGTGAATCGTATTTGCAAAGACTGTGGACTGAATTAACCGGCTTACCATGCGAATAGGAATTATAATTTTTGTCTGCATTGTGATTGCCCTGGCCTATGCGCTTTGGGGCGAATACAAAGACGATAACGAAACAAAACCGCCAAAGTGGCTATAATATGCAACCTATTAACGACCGAGTAATTATCAAACCATTCCCCGCCGAGGAAAAAACCAAAGGCGGTATCATTATACCCGAAACCGCTAAAGAAAAACCGCAACGCGGCGAAGTGATTGCCGTAGGGCCGGGTAAAGACGGCAACTTAATGACCGTTACGCCGGGCGACATTGTTCTGTATGGCGCGTACCGGGGCCACGAAATCACACACGAAGGGGTTGACTATTTAATCATGCGAGAGGAGGAAATTTTGATGGTGCTATGAAGGAAATTATAAAATTTGCCAGAGAATTTTTGCGGGACATTAGTTACGTCTGCATCGGGGCCATTATCTCGGCCTGGTTTGTTTTGCCTACATGGTTGGCTGTGCTTTCTGTTGCCATTGCCGCCAATATTGCGTTGCTTGTTGCTCAGGTTTATAAAATGCGCCAAAAATGATTAACATCCTAATCAGAGAATACGAAACCCTCAACGCCGTCACATGGTGGCGACTGTACCGCCCGTTTATGGTTATGCGCTACCTGTACCCTGGAAAGTACAACATCAAAACAACCCGGCGCCCCACGGTAGACGATGTTTGGTACAGCGATATTTTTATCCTTTCCCGCCCGGCGGATCAGGACACGCTCGAATTTGTGCGGTTTGTTCGGGGTATTCGACCCGACGCGAAATTCATTTTGGACATAGATGATGCAATCGCCAACGTGCCCGCGCATCACACAGAGGCAATGTACTTTGCCAACCGCGCGCATATATCCAGGGAGATATTTTCCATGTGCGATTACTTTTGGGTAAGCACAGAACAGTTATTATACGAATGCGACTGCCTGGGCAAAGGTGAAATTATCCCAAACGCCATTCTGCCGGAAGATTTACCGAAAGAACCGGCGCCCGACCGGGGCCGCTGGATGTGGCGCGGTAAAGACATCCAAAAAGAAGATGTTTATTTGGCCGGGGCTGAGGTGTATGAACAAATCAAAAGCAAGGCTACTCAATGGACGTTTTGGGGTTGCCTACCTTCGCTGGATCACGGCCAAAACATCCGGCTTTTGGAATATTCCGACGGCATTGTGTCGTATTTCGATCAATTGAAAGCGGAAAGGTTTAACGGTGTTTGGAAGCCATTAGTGGAGAATCAGTTCAACGACGCAAAATCAAATATTGCATGGATTGAGGCCACAATGTCGGGCGGGGTGTGTTTGACGAATTACGCGGGGAAACATGGATGGCAATGCGCTTTTGACAAGTGGCCGAGCGATTATGAACACGCATGCGCAGCATGGGAGGTTTCGGCGGATGTGATTCGCAGTCATTACAACCTGGAAACAACCGCCAAGCAACGGCACGAATCAATTGAGCGGATTTTGAACGGTAAAACAGTAAAGGCATGACTGAAACCATCGAAATACAAACCACCGCCCTTGACCTACTCGAAGTTGACGGCTTTATGCGCCGCTACTACCTGTTTATGATACACACAGAGGACAGGAGAAAGACTTATGAAAAGTTGGAAGAGGAATATTTTGAGGCGTTCAAACGCAGAAAGTATTCTTCTTACCGCTCGTTTTGCGTTACCCGCCGGAGGTGGCTAAAGAAATACCACCCCAATTTAAAGTAACTTCATTCGTATAAATTTCTGCTATGCCCGCCGCTGTAAAGCGAGTGGGCTTTTTTGTTTTGACACAAAGCCAACAATGTTACCGCTTTAAAATACCGTTTCGGCCTAATTTTGGCGCAAAGACACTACATGCGCGTTTTAGGCTTCGATATACAACTCAGGACATCCCGCGAAATCGCGTTGGAGAATGAAGTGCGCAGCCTACAAAATCAGCAAGCCGCATACGCTCCCTGGGGGGCCGAATATAACGCCATGTTTACGGGGTCGGGCACAGTCACCCGGAAAAAAGCCCTTACGGTACCGTCTATTTACGCTGCCGTAGATGTTGTTTCCAAAACCCTTGCTTCTCTTCCTTTCGAGCCGTTCCGCCGCACTCCAAACGGGGCCGAACCGGCAACCACACACCCGCTGTATGTAATGGAAACCCTGGAGCCGTCGCCACTTGTGACAGCCTTTAATTTCCGTCGGGATATGTTTGCCGATGCTTGTTTTGGGAATGCGTGTGCAAAAATCACTTTCAAAGGGAATGGCCGGGCCGCGTCGCTGGAAAGGATGCCGCCGGATGACTACTGGATCTATCCGTCTGAAAACGGAAAGATTTACTATGTATGGCACCGCCGGGTGGGCGCTTATGTGCAGGAGGAAATTTTGTTCCCGTACGAAGTTTTACACCTTCGGGGCATGACTTTGGACGGATGGGACGGCGGTCTTGACGTTGCAAGCAATTTCAGTGCGTCGATAAATATGTCCATTGACGCAACAAGTTACGGCGGCAACTTCTACCACAACAATGCGGCAGTCGGCGGAGTGGTAGAGCATCCCGGCGCACTTTCTCCTGCCGACCGACAAAAAATAGAAGATAAGATAAACCGGAAATACGCAGGTGTTAATAACGTCGGCAGCACGATGGTTTTGGATGCGGGCATGAAGTTCCAGCCTGTCAAAAACAACCCGCAGGAGGCCGCGCTGAATGAAACACGCACTTTTCAGGCTTACGAATCCTGCCGGATCTTCGGCGTACCCGCTCACATGATAAATATACTCGACCGCTCCACTTTCAACAACATTGAAATGATGGATAACGGTTTTGTAAAATATTGCCTTGCCCCGTGGGCGCAGAATTTCGAGCAGGAATGCGACGTAAAACTCCTGACCAACGACGAAAAGCAATCTGGGTCTATTTTCCACCGCTTCGACCTTTCGGGTTTACTAAGGGGGG